AAGACAAGTTTCCTAATGGAGCATGGTGTGATGTAGGTGACTACGTTTGTTACGCAAAGTATTCAGGACAGAAGTTTATATATAAAGGTATGAAACTACTTCTTATCTTTGATGATCAAGTAATTATGAAAGTTGAAAAACCAAGTCTACTTGATCCTACATATCATCTTTCAAATTAAATTTGTATATTATAATAACTTATTGTACTATACTAATACAGCGGGTAAATTAAAACCAATTCGTTAGATTCGCTGCTAACGGGTAAGAAAGGAAAAATAATGAGTGAAGAATGGTCAACGGTTGAAGTAAATTCAAATGAGGATGAAAGTTCTAAAGTTGAGTTTGAAGTTGAAGAACAACCAGAAGTAAAAGAAGAACAACCAAAAGAACTAGCACCAGTAGTTGAACAGGCAGAAGAACAAAACGAAGAAAGACCTGAAGAACTAGAAGGTATTCAAACCAAGGGTGCAGAGAAAAGAATTAAACAGTTAATTCGTCAACGTAAAGAACGTGACGAAGAATTGCAACAGCTACGTAGTGAGATTCAAGGACTACGTAGCCAAGTACAAGAAAGAGATACACAGCTTTCTTCAAGTTTAAAGAATACTATTGATAGTACTGAAAGTCAATTAGAATCAAATCTTGAGTCAGCTAAACAGTTATACAAGCAAGCCGTTGAGTCAGGTGATACTGACGGAATGTTAACAGCACAAGAGAGCATGAGTAAAGCCTATGCAGAACAAACTCGTGTAGAACAGCAGAAGGTAGCTTGGGAAGAATATAATCGTGCTTTAGAGTCAAGTGGGCAACAAGCAACACAAATTGCACAACAGCAACAGCAGACTCAAGAGTATGATCCAAAGGCAGTAGATTGGGCAACTAAAAATTCATGGTTTGGTCAGGATCAAATTATGACTGCTGCTGCTCTTACTGTTGATCAAGAACTGAAGGGTGAGGGTTATGATCCTTCAGATGATGATTTTTATGAGGAGGTTGACAATCGTTTGCGTCAGCGTTATCCTCATAAGTTTCAGGATGTTAACTCTGAACCTGAAACACCTCGTTTGCAGGACACGGCTACAAGTTCTGCTCAAGTGGTAGCGGGTGCGTCACGCACATCAAAAACTTCTCAGAGTAATAATAAAGTCAAACTTACTCAAGAGGATGTAAGGTTGGCAAATAAATGGGGTATACCACTTGAAAAGTATGCTGCTGAAAAGCTAAAGGTTGAACAAGCCGATGGCGAATACACCAGTGTTTATAGTTAAGCGTGGATAAGGAAGGAAAATACAATGGCACGAAATACAACATCACGTGAATCAAGCATGAGGGAAAATAAAACTCGTAGAGTTTTTGAAGAACCAAATTGGTTAGATATTCCTGATACAGTTCGCAACCGTTTTAAAGGTGAAGGAATGTCTCTTCGCTGGTTACGAATTACTTTGAAGGGACAAGACGACATTCAAAACATTGGCAAGCGTTTAGCTGAAGGTTGGGAATTAGTCAATCAGGAAGAAGTTCCTGAAATGCTTGTATCTTCCGTCGTGAGGGAAGAAGGACGATATGCAGGAGCGGTCTGTCGTGGAGACTTGGCTTTAGGCAAAATGCCTACTGACCTAGCTGAATCTCGTCAAGAATATTATGAAAACAAGAGTAGATAGGCAGTACAAGCTGTTAACATGCAGCTAATGAACAACTCTGATTCTCGTATGCCTATCTCTAACTCTAGTCGATCAAAGGTTACAACAGGACGGCGAGCATCTTTTCAAGATTAGTTTGTTTTCCTGTTTGTCAATGTATTTAACAAGGAAAGGAACATAGTGTTATGACTACTACTAAGACACTAAATGGACTTACTCCTTCCCGCATTCGTGGTGGTGCACCTAATAGCAAAGCCACAAATGACTATCCGATTGCAAGTGCCTATAACACTAACATTTTTACTGGTGATATCGTCGTTAACAATGCTGGGAATATTGAAGTTCTAACTACTACAACTCAGAAAGCTATGGGTGTTTTCATGGGTTGCCGTTATGTTGCTAATGGTGAACCAAATTGGTCAACTTACTGGCCCGCTAATACTTCAGTAACAGAAGCATATGCTGCTGTTGTTGATAATCCACAAGCAACATTCATTGTTCAAGCAGATGCTACAGTTTCTGCTGGAGATATTAATTCACAAAACTTTAATGTTACACTAGGTGCAGGTTCTACCTTTACTGGCAAGTCCGGTTTTGGTCTTGAAGCTGGTACACGTACAACTGGAAATGCAATGCTTCGTGCTATTGCAGTTCTTGAAACACCCGGTAATGATATTGCTGTTGCTACAGAGCGTGCCTTCCCTAAGTTGGAAGTTCGTATCTTGAAGCATGTGGATGCATATATCTCTGCTGATGCTTCAGTAAACTAAGCGAGGGAAAGGAGTAATTAATAATGGCTATTAATCGCGCTAGTATTGCTAAAGAACTTCTTCCCGGTCTAAATGCCGTTTTCGGCCTTGAGTATGGGGATGTTGATAATGAACATGCACCTCTATTCGATGTTGAAAATTCAGATCGTGCATTTGAAGAAGAAGTTCTATTTACTGGATTTGGTACTGCACCTGTTAAAAATGAAGGTGCTGCTGTCCAGTATGATGACGCACAAGAAAGCTACACTGCTCGGTATACACATGATACGATCAGTCTTGCCTTCTCAGTTACAGAAGAGGCTATGGAAGATAACCTCTACGACACATTTGCTAAACTACGTGCACGTGGCCTTGCCCGTGCAATGGCAAATACCAAGCAGGTAAAAGCTGCAGACGTTTTCAATAACGGCTTTAGTGGTTCCTATCTTGGTGGTGATGGTCAACCACTATTCAGTGACAGCCATCCAGTTATTGATGGTGGTGTTCAAGATAATGATCTTGATGCTACCGATCTTTCAGAAGCATCTCTCGAATCTGCTCTTATCACTATCTCCAAAGCACAGGATGATCGTGGTATTCTAATCGGTATTCGTGCAGAGTCTCTTCACATTCCACCTGATCTTGCATTTACTGCAGATCAAATTCTAAATAGTGCACTATCTACTACTGTTACAACACAGGGTACAGATGGTGTTACTAATGTTAATGATATCAATGCTATTCGTAATCAGGGTCTAGTTCCCGGTGGTTTCTTTGTAAACCATCGTTTCACTGATACGAATGCTTGGTTCTTAAAAACAGACGCACCAAACGGTACAAAGATGTTTGTTCGCGCACCACTTCAAACTAAGATGGAACCTGATTTTGATACAGGTAATCTTCGGTTTAAAGCACGTGAGCGTTACAGCTTTGGCTGGTCCGATTGGCGTGGTTTTTACGGTGCTTCAGGTTCTTCCTAATAGTTCCGTAATACATTAAAAAAGTAAAGGGTAGGGAATAATAAAACTAAATTATTTTCCCTACCCTTCTTTCTTTTGTATTTAGGTTTTATGAAGTATAATAAACCTAGTTTTATTACATAGCTAAAAGGAAAGTAAAATGCCAACCAACATTCGACAGGGTTTTGTAACAGGCAGTGGTGCAGTTGTGGATGTTGCTTCAAGCGTTACAGTTGCTGATACACGTGTTCGTTCTCTTAATGCTTCAGGTGTAGGTACTTTTTTAATTACAGGTACATCTACAGATGAACACGGAACACTCAAGGGCAACAATATTAAGTTTGTAAATACAACAAACAATGATGTAAATGAAGTGTATGTTCCTGAGTTTGGCATTCGTATGAATGGTCCAATAAAAGTTTCTGCTCCTACTTCCGCTTCTACGGTAGCAGTATTCTATGGCTAATTATACGTATCTTGTAAACGATATTATTAATGCATGTGAGAATGATGGTACAGAGTTTTTAGACTATGTACCTAACATGGTCAATCGTGCAGAAGAAAGACTTACCAAAGACCTAGATGACTATGGTTTGGTAACGTATACTTCTGTTGCTGTAAGTCTAGGTAATAATATTCTTACTCTTCCTACAGGAACACGTATTGTAAAGAATATTAATATTGTAAGTGATTCTACAAAAATTAATCTTCTTCAAAGAACTGATGAATATATCAATGATTACTGGCCTGTATCAGCTTCTACTGCAGAACCACGATATTATTCTCCACGTAATAATAGTACAGTTTTAATTGCACCTACACCTGCTTCTACGTACAGTGGACAGGTAGTTCATGTGAGCAGACCTACTACTCTTACTTCTGCTACACCAACAAATTATTTTTCTGATTACTCTTATGACTTATTATTCAATGCCTCAATGGTAGAAGCAATGTTGTTTCAGAAAGACTTTCCCGGTGCACAACTTTATGAGCAAAGATATGCACAAGTTCTTGAACTTCAACGTAATCAGGCACGTAGGACAAGACGAGACGATATGCAAACTCCTGCAAGTCCTGCAGGTGCAGACAATAACTTAGTGCCTAATACTAACTAATAAAAAAGGATTTTTAAAATGCCAGCTTTCATTCCAATTATAATTGCAGGAGCAAATATTGTTCGCATGGTTGCTCCTACTGTTGCACGTGCACTCACACGAAGTGGACTAGCTAAGAATGCTAGTAAAGAAGCAGTAAAAAAAGCAGGAGATAAAATTCCTAAAGCTACTCAAAATCAAGTAGAGAAGTTAGCACGACAAGGTACTGAAAGAAAAAATTTAAAAAATTTAAATCGTGCACAAAAATTAGATAAACAACCTAAAGGTGAAAAACCTTATGAAACTTTAAGCCGTGCAGAAAAACAAGAAAAAGCAGCTAGGGGTGCGCGTACAAACTCAACACGGAAACAAGAAGCAGAAAAGCTTAAACAGTTAAATAAAAAACAAAAGAAACAAGAGAAACAAGCAAAACAGGCTGAAAAATCTAAACCAACACCACCATCTAAACCAACACCAGCATCTAGACCAAAAATGTCTAATGCAGGTAAAGGAGTAGCAGCACTTACTGCTACAGCTACTGGTGTAGGTGGTTTAGCTTCTTTAACTAAGAAGGACAAAAAGAAAAGAAAGGTAGTTGGTTCAGGACAAACACCTGCTACAGGTTATGTAGAATCTAAACGTAAACCTAAACCTAAACCTAAAGCTAAAGATTCAGGAAGAGATACAGATTTATTTGATACACCAGCAGGAGTAACTTCTGGAAAAAAATCTTCTAAATTTAAAGATGAAGGTGGTAAGTACAAACAGTATGAATCGGCAAAGAAATTTGATTCTAGTGATCCTCGTTTTCAATCAGGATACATGACTCAAAAAGGTTATGATTCAGAAGAGATGGAAGCAGCTAAAAAAGGTGGACAGATAAAAAAATTAACTAAGACTAAAAAAGTAGTTAAGAAAAAACCTGCGTCTAAAAAAGGATTTTCTGGTCGTGGCACAGGTGCAGCACTAAGAGGCTTTTAATTAAAGCAAGAAAGGAAAACTACAATGTATGGTAAAAAGAAAATGATGGGTGGTGGTAAAGTTATGAAATACAAACAGGGTGGTGCTATCACTCAACAACAGGAAATGGCTATGGGTAAAACATCCAAGTCATCTAAGAGTAAAGGTAAAAAGAGCAAGGGCGGTTGTCAGAATAGACTGTATATGTAATGCCTCTTAAAAAAGGTTCAAGCCAAAAGACAGTCAGTGCAAACATTCGTAAGCTGAAAAAGGAAAAGTATCCTCAAAAGCAAGCGGTAGCTATTGCACTAAGTCAGTCAAAAAAGAACAAGGGAAAAAGAAAACGTGGCTAAACTATGTCCAAAGGGTAAAGCTGCAGCAAAACGTAAGTTTGATGTATATCCATCAGCTTATGCAAATATGTATGCATCTGCTGTTTGTAGTGGCAAGGTAAAGCCGGGTGGTAAGAAAAAGAAAAAAGTTGTAAAGAAGAAAGCAGGTGGTGGTTTACGTAAATGGGTAGACGAAAAGTGGGTTGACATTGGTGCACCAAAGAAGAATGGTAAGTACCAACCCTGTGGAAGAAAGTCAACCAAAAGTACAAAGCGTAAGTATCCTAAATGTGTGCCGCTTGCAAAAGCAAAGAGTATGACAGCAGGACAGAAAGCGTCTGCAGTAAAACGTAAGCGATCAGTTAAACAAGGTGTAGGTGGTAAACCTACTATGGTTCGTACTTTAAAAACTGGTACTAAAACACGCAGGAAAAAGTAATGGCTGTAAAAAAGAAACGTAAGTCTACTGGTAAGGGAATGAAGGGCCATACTATTGGCGGTGGGCAGAAACGTCCTACCAAACAAGGTGCAGGTATGACTGCAAAAGGAGTAGCTAAGTATCGCAGAGAAAATCCCGGTAGTAAGTTAAAAACTGCTGTGACTGAATCTAGTCCTACAGGTAAACGAGCGGCACGTAGAAAGAGTTACTGTGCACGTAGCGCAGGTCAGATGAAGAAGTTTCCCAAAGCTGCTAAAAATCCTAA